CTTGAAGAGCTGCTCGACCTTGACGTGCCCCAGCTCATCCTGGATCGCCCAGATGGCTTGCAGGTGCTCAAGTGCGAATGCGCAGTTCTCTTCAGTCATGGTGATGCCCTCGACCTGCTGGCCGACGAACTTCATGGGATCGGTGTCGAGCTGAAAGCATGTCTCGGCCAGCGCGTGAATGGCTGTGCCGATCTTGGCTGCCTCACCCGACTCCTGATACGGGACCAGGGTTGAGAGCCGCGCAGAGGCTGGGCATGCGATCCAGCGAGAAGCCGCGGATGGACGCAGTTTGAGTTGTTTCATTCGTTGTTGCCTTAGTTGATGTTGTTGTTGATGAGCAGGATGTACGCGATCTTTCGCACCTCGTTGCTGGCTGCAAAGCCCAGGTCCTCGGGGTCCAGGATGCGCTTGAGAAACACGATGTGCTGCTGATTGAGCTTGCGCTGGCGCTCCAGCTCAGTGCCCAGCCAGATGATGTGCTCGCGCATGGTGGCGCGTTCTTGTTCATGCATGGTGCTTTCCCCAATGTGCGATGAGTGCAGCGTCAGCCCTGCCGTCATCCTTGACTCGTTTGAATTCAGCCTGGTTGTCTGGAAACAATTCCATGGCGCGCGCGCGGCTGGCGTCCTTGCCTGCGCCCCTGCGCACTGCCTTTGTCCAGGTGGCTGGGGCCACATAGGTCACGGGCATTTGCAATGCCGCCAAGATGCCCTCGATCATGCCGAATGAGCGCCCAAAGCTGAACACGCTGGTGACGCCCTGGCCAGCCATGGCGCTGACCTTTTCCACGAACACATGGCATTCGTCAGACTTGGCGGCCTTGAGGATCTGCGCCAACTCGGTGGCCGACACCTGGCGCTTGTCTTTGCCGTTGCGTGTGACCGTCATGGTGGGCATGTCGATAATCATCAGGCTGTCAGTGCCGTTGATCACCGCGATGGCTCCAGAGAGGCCAGGATCTATGCCGATGACTCTCATTTGACGGCGTCTTCCATGGCTTTGTTGAGCACCTGCAGGCGTGCAGACACCAGCGCGTCGGCTGCCTTGTCCAGCTTGACCATGCTGCCGTACAGAGGCTCTGTCGTGCCCGACATCCAGCGAGACACCTGTGCCTGGTCGATCTCTGCGACGCGGCAGACATCAGACATCTTGTACCCCGCAGCCTCGACCTTGTGGCGTATCGCCTGCATCGCTTCTTGTGTTGCTGTTTTCATGTGTAGAATGTTAACCATGTTTTGTGAAGATGGTCAAGTGTACCAAGAAAAAAGGGGTCGGATTGCGCCGACCCCTATCAAGGCAACTGCTGGTGGAGAAACCCAGCACCTTGATTGTAAGTCGGTAATACTTGACTAACTTGTGTGGTATTCACACATCAACAACGCAACACCAAGGAGAAACAAGATGAACGATCAAGCAACAACCAGCGAGTGGACTGAACAAGATGAAGCTCTTTGGCAAGCACTGCAAGATGATGCAGAAGCAAATTATGAGGAGTCGGTTTGCTCTTCATATGCATCTCGCGGTCAGGCCAACATTTATTGATTCAGTCGGGGCTTCGGCCCCAACTTTAAGGACCAACCATGCCCATTGACGAATTAGATGCCAACGAAATGCGGTGGGAGGACTTCCACCGCCGCCAGTATCAACTTGACCTGGCAAACCACCACGACTGCCGCGATCCTGATCATCCTGGCTGCGAGCTTTGTGAAGAGGAGAATGAGGAATGACCATCAAAGAATTTACCCAAGGCATCCTGGTTGGTGCTTTGTTCGCCACACCTTTCATCATCGAGATCATCAAGGAGTTAGTCAAATGAACGACGAACAACAAGCCTTTCCAGATGGACTGCTCAATCAAGACGGCATGACCTTGCGTGATTACTTTGCGGCAAAGGCTATGCAAGGATATATCGCAGCAAGGGGATGGCATCCAGACTTTGTCTTCCCGAAAGATTTTAATTTTGATGAGGGCAAACGTGCCGCAGATGCAGTCTCTGTATTGGCATACAAATGGGCAGACGAAATGTTGAAAGCAAGAGAAACAACCAAAGGAGAAACACATGTCTGAAAAAATGCAGATCGAAATTGACCGCGCTGTCGGTAAGTTCACCCCGCCCATGGAGGTCGGTGGCGGGTTCCTCTCGCGCGAGGACTTCAAGACCTTTGCACGCAAGGCCGTGACAGAGGGCACGCTGATCGGTTGGGCGCATGCCGAGAACATGACACGCGAGCGCCTGGGACGCCAGCTCAGTGAGCTTGAGCATGAGGTCAAGATCCTCAGAGATCGCGTCAAAGAAGTTGAACTTGAACTGATGGCGGCACAACGATGAAGAGAGAACTCAACTGGACGCCACCCGCTGGCACAAAAATCGTCTGGCCAAAGCTGCACGTCTTTGACGCCAAGTTCATCCCGACCAGGGGTGCAGATGTGCAGTCCACCTGGCGCAAGCACGGGTGGGAACCAACCTTTGGCAACTCGCCCAAGGTCGAGGAACCGCAACACAAATCAAAGGTGCTGAAATTATGGAAACAGTCTTGAGCTTTGTCATGCTGGCCATGCTGGGCATTGCCATCTTCTTCATCGTGATCTATGCCGTGATCGCGTTTTTGCTGGACTCTTGGGAGATCAAGTGATGCCTAGACCAAAGACTGAGCTGACAGGTAACAGCAAGTTCGTTGGCATCAGGCTCACGCCCAGCCAATACGCCAAGTGGATTGAGGTTGGCGGTCCTAAGTGGCTGCGCCAGCAGCTCGCCAAGTTGATGGAACAACAGAGGTTGGCAGCATGACACAAGATGAAATCATTGAGATGGCTAGACAGGTTGGGTTTTACAACCATATGCCAATCGACGAAACAATGCTTAAACACTTTGCCAAACTGGTAGCCGCCAAAGAGCGTGAAGCCTGTGCAGAAATCTGTGACAGTTTTTACTTATCTTGGATAGATGTACAAGGTAGATATGAATTCATGGGTGAGGGGGCAAGCGAATGTGCCGATGCCATTAGAGCCAGAGGGAAACAAGCATGAACATTTTTGCCGCCACATTAATAATGATTGGATTGTTTAGTTTGGGGACTGATATTCATCGTGCCGCACAAATAATTGCCGATGCAATTAGAAGTAAAAAAGGAGAACAAGCATGACTCCCCCAAGCCACAAAGGTAAGAAGATCATCAAGATCAACGCAATCTGCCAAGCCCAACTGATTAAGCTGATGTTGGACGGTGTCTACACTTGCCATGAACTAGCAGAGCAAACAGGTTTGCACTATGTCACGGTGCTTCAGTACGCTAGAGAACTTCATGCGGCTGGTGCGGCTTACATCTGCGCTTGGGAGAAAGACAGCCGTGGCAGGGATGCCATCAAGGTCTACAAGATCGGTGAACACCGTGACGCCCAGCGTAAGAGACTGACTGCGGCACAGCGCCAGGCAAAGAGCCGCACAAAAAGATTCAACCTGGACATGATGCAAAGGATGGCGGCATGAAGTCAGCATTTGACACATCAGGACCATCTCTTTGGGCGACAGACAAGAAGATGAACTTGATCAACGCGGCCAGGGTGAACGGGACAAGAAGACGCGAGCAGATCGAGAAGACTGAACCTTACATTGAGTACAAGGCCGTGCCACGCAAGGCGGCCAAGAAGACCAATGGCTAGGCACTTATTCCTGTCTGTGGTGTTTGGCTGGGCAGGCATCTCTATGATGTTCCCAGACCCGCCAGAGCCACTCACCAGGCATCAGAGAATGGTCCAGAAGCAGCACGCAAAGGTCTGCACCAAGAAGAAACTGAAAGCAAAAACAAAAGAACTTTGTAGGAAATGGGGATATGAGAGAAGTTAAATCAGCATTCAATTGGAACGACGGCACGCCGTCAATCTTCAGCAATGACGAAAAACTGCGCAGGCACATCGCTGGCAAGAAGTCAGCCGCCACACAACAGAAGAACCAGGGCATCGGTAAGAAGAAGCCGATCTCAGCGTTCACACTGCCAAAGGCAAACCGCAAATGATTGAGCCAGTGCGCACCATGTACGGCACGGTCAGAGGTGACCACGCCAACAGGCAGACCAAGGTTGTGGAACAAATCTGGTGGCGCTGCACTGAATGCGACAGGTACTTCAAGCGCCGCGAGGACGCCGACAGGCACGACAGGCGCGAGCACAGTGACGCCAAATGAAGTCAGTACGCCTGCCCCGCATCGTTGACCTCTTGACGCGCAACCCGATGACCGCGCATGAGCTGGCGGCCACCGTGTACTGCACGCAAAGGTCTGCCCAGATCCTGGTGTCCAGGCTGCGCAAGCAGGGTCTGGTGTACATCACAGAGTGGCGCAGGGTTGGCACTGTTTGGGTGGCGGTGTACGCCTACGGCATCGGCTCTGACGCCATCAAGCCTGATCCA